AAGCCTGCCAAAAGGCGTTATAGATCAATCCAAGCCAGTCTGCATAGCCTTTGACCGCACACCTTCTTGGTCGGAAGCTTCTTTCTGCGTGGCACAGAAGCAAGATGATATTTATGTCACCGAAATGATCGCACAGGTGTCCAGACCTGATAAAAGCAAATGCCTACAGATAATTTACCAATTAGCCAATAAATATCAGGCCAAATTCCTTCTTGACGGGCTATTTAATAACGAATTGATATGGGATATGAAACAAAAAGGCTTAGATGTGATGCCTTTGGGGTTAAAAGAAATAGTAAATGCGGCCAATATGGTCTATGCAAATATCAAAAATAAACGCATAGCCCATAGCCACGATCCAGTAATTACGGCACAAATAAATAACTGTGTCAGGAAAAATGTCTATGACACTTGGAAAATATCAAGAAAAGACAGCCTTACCGATATTGATGGTGCTATGGCTACTGTAATTGCAATTTGGGGTAGCGATTTAGATCAAAATGCTATGCCAATGATTCATTAGGAGAAAAAATTTATGCATTTGAAAAAAACATTTGATATAATAGTAGGTAGTTATGGGATTATTTGATTTTCTAAAAACGACTAAGACAGAACCAACCGAAAAGCGGGGCGTTGAAGCCCTGATTCCGTTGCGATCTGTAACCACAGTTAGCATGGATACCGCACTAACTTTAGGTGCGATCTATCGCTGTGTGAACATAATTGCTACAAGCATTAGTCAATGCCCGATTCAAGTGTTGCGTAATGATGTTGAACCCATAACTATTCCATCATTTATCGCACAGCCAACATTAGGCATGACACAACGGCAATTTTTGTATCAAACTGCTACTGGCCTTGCGCTTGAAGGTAACGCCTATTGGCTTATCACACGCAAGGGCGGTGCGGTGCTAAACATAGAAGTCCTACCTTTAGGACAGGTCTTTGTTGAAACACTTGCAGATAACACAATTAGATATTCCTATAACGGTCAGGTCTTAGACCCTGCCGATTTAGCACATTTGAAACTATGCAATATTGCAGGTAGGGCTACAGGCTTAGGCGTAATACAAGCGGCGAAGAAAGACATTCAGAACGCTATTGATATTCGTGAATATGCAATTCAATTCTTCACAGATGGCGCAGTTCCTTCAGGAATACTAAGCACAGAACAGCACCTAAACGCAGAACAGGCAGAAGCGTTGCGTACCCGATTTGTGGAAACGCAACAAAAGAACACACCTGCTGTTTTGTCTAATGGTCTTGAATACAAGCCAAACCAACTATCACCTAAAGATTTACAGTGGTTGGAAAATCGGCAATTCAGTATTCAGGATGCTTGTAGATTATTTGGCGTACCTGCCACATTCTTACTTGCATCAAGCGGGGATAGTCAGACTTACGCTAATTTAGAAACAGTCAATCGTGCCTTCGTTAATTTTACATTGATGAATTATTTTGGGTGCATAGAAGATGCTTTATCTGCACTTCTACCCCGAAACAATTATGCCCGATTTGATTTAGATAACTTCTTGCGTGGTGACACTGCATCAAGATTCGCTTCTTATGAAAGCGGTATTCGTGCAGGGTGGCTAACAAGAAATGAAGTAAGGCAGTATGAAGGTTTAGAACCACTGCCGAATTTGGAGAACATAAACAATGGAACTACAACACAGGGAATTTGAAATACGAAATGTAGATCAAGACAACCGTGAAGTGTCAGGGATAGCAGTTCCCTACAATGAAGTTACGCAGGTAGGAAGAATGAAAGAAAAATTCCTACCAAATAGCGTAACTATAAATAAACTGCCAAAACTTTTTTACAATCATGATGAACCTATTGGAATTATCCGATCACTAAACGATCAAGACAGTGGGTTGCACATAACAGCCAAGATCAGCGACACTACAAAAGGTCAGGATGCTTGGACATTAGTAAAAGACGGTGTGGTTCGCAGTTTTTCAGTTGGCTTCGTGCCAGTAGAACACACACTTGATGGCGATGTAGTCGTTAGACAAAAGGTGGAATTGAAAGAAATTTCCCTTGTCGCACTACCCGCCTATGAAGGCGCAGTCATTACAGAAATAAGAAATGACCTTGCCGAAACAAATAATTTAGGAGAAAAACAAATAATGGAAAACACACAGACAGAAACAGTGGATTTAGCACCTGCGCTTGATGAATTAAATCGGCGTGTAGCGGTGCTTGAAACCACTAAAACTTCAACTGTTGCCGCACCTTCGATTCGCACTTATGGCGAATACATTAAGGGCTTAGTAACAGGTGATGAAGCGGCACAAACAATGTATCGTGCGCTAACTACAGTTTCAGATATTCCTGGACTTACTAGCCAACAAAACTTTGTTCGTGACATTAAGGGAATTGTAGATACTGCAAGACCAGCAGTTTCAGCATTTAGCACAAGCAACATTCCTACAAGCGGAATGACCGTATTTTTCCCAAAGGTAAATGCACAAGGCGCAACTTCAACCGTACAAGCGGCAGAAGGTGACACACTTAATAACGCAGAATTTACAGTTTCACAGGGTTCTGCAACTATCAAAACAATCGGTGGATACAATCAAGTATCACGCCAAGTTGTTGAAAGATCAGACCCTTCTTACCTTGATGCACTATTTAGGGTACAAGCAATTGGATATGCGAAGCGCACAGATCAAGAATGTATTACAGTTTTGACTGGTAGTGATGCTAGTTATGGTAATGCATCTGTTGCGGCTGGAACGGCGGCGGCATGGCTTAGTGCAACGGCAGACTTAGCCGCACACCTTTACAGTGCAGGTGGTCTAACCGCTAACTTCATTCTTGTATCAAAGGATGTATTCAAAGATTTAGCAGGACTTATTGACGGTGTAGATAGACCGCTATTCGCCGCATTGAATCCACAGAACAACATTGGTACGGCAGACCTACCAAGATTGCAGGGCAACCTATTCGGACTACCTGTAATCGTGGATGTAAATCTTGGTGATAACAAGGCTTACCTATGCAGTCGTGAAGCAATCACAAACTACGAATCAGTTGGCGCACCATTCCGTATTTCACAAGATACGGTCACTGCACTTACACAGGACTTCGCAGTTTATGGCTACATGGCTACTGCTATTAACAATGTTAATGGAATCGGGAAGTACGACTTCTAATAACTAAAGGGATGGAATTATGACTTGGGAAGATTTGAAAAGTTATGTTGGGGCAACCGACACTGATGACACTTATGTGGAACAGTGTTGGGATCAAGCCAACTATTTAGTAAATAACTTTGCAGATGCAGATGATGTACCTGCCGATTTATTGAACAGGGCTTATCTTGAATGTGGTTCAGAACTGTATCACCGTAGGTCTGCACCTAACGGTATTGCACAGTTTTCAACCTTTGACGGCGCACCTATTCGGATAGCCCGTGACCCCATGATTCCTGTTTATGCACTTCTTAGAAGGTATGTAAGTTATCTATGACAAACATAATAACGCAGACAAAGATAGACCTTGCTAACGAATTAGTTAGTGACGGTATCAATGCTGAATATTACATACCACCCCGCATAGTTCCACCCCTAGCAATAATTTCACCTGACACCAGATATGTCACACAAGGTGACACATTTGCAACATTTGAAATTGCAGTTGAATTGACATTGATAGCGCAGACCGCTTCAAATGCCAAAGCGACAGAAGATTTAGATGATCTTATCGTTAGTGCCATAGGCGCAATTCCCGCTATGTGGCGTATTGACAGCGTAAGTCAGCCCTTCGCATTAGGCGTTAATAACGCTGACTACCTTGCAACACGAATGACACTAACAACACAAATTACAATTTAGGAGAATAATTTAATGCCTACAAGCACAAGAATAAAAGGTCGCAACCTTGTTCTAACATTAGACGGCGATGATTACGCTGTAGATGCTTCTTCCATTACATTGACAAATGAAGATAAAGACGGCGAAGTTAGAACATTTGCAGACATAACACCACCTAAGCAGTGGTTTTTTGAAATTGAAGGAATCCAAAGCACAGATGCAGATTCGCTATGGGATTTTCTATGGGATAACGATGGAAGCGAATCGATCGCTTTCATCTTCAAGCCACATGGTAA